GACCCTAGTATAACCACCTGTGTAAATGACCGATGGTTCAGCTTGAGTATATTATTCTCTAATAGTTTCTGATAATCTCTAGATGATGCATCCTGATTCACCAACTTACCATCCATATAGATTTCAAACCGAGTAGGCTTGATACCTCTAATGACTAGATATCTACGTTTACCTATATCGAAATAAACTTCTACTGTACAGTCACGACCATTAACACTATTCACCAACTGATCTTTCTTGATACGTCTAAATGGTTTACCAAACAAGCCAAACGTCAATGCATCAAGCACAGTAGACTTACCGGATCCATTATCGCCTATGATAAGAGTAGACGGCGAATTATTTAAAGCTATCTCTATAGGTGTATTGCCTGTGGAAAGAAAATTCTTCCACGTTACTGCATTAAATTTTATCATTCTACTTCACAGGCCTGTATATATAAATTCTTCAACAATCGTTTCAATTTATTTTTATTTAAAGCTTCACTAGATATCTCTTCCACATATCGGTCTAATAATGTCATCGTATCTTCACCTATTTCTACCACCTCATCAGTAATAGAATTGGGATCAAGGTCTGAAAAATCTTCAACAATTCTTAACTCATAAAAGTTACCTTCATTATAACATCTATCAATAAACCTATCAAACGTATAGAAGTCAGATTTCTGTATAACAAATACTTTTATATAACACCCCTCATATTCAGAAAGATCCATATTAAGCATCTCATCACAAGTATGCCCATCATCATAGAATATCTTTTTAAATAAACGATTGGGGTTTTGAAAAAACTCTAGCTCCCTTGTCTCTGTATCTAGAATATGAAAACCTTTCTTGCTGTTGTAATCATTCCATGTAATCTCATAGGGGGCACCAAGATAACGAATGTGTCCGTCGTCTTGTTGTTTATGAAAGTGTCCTGAAAACACACGTTCAAATCGTTTAAAATGTTTTCGTTCTATACCATCATCACAGTAAACATTATCTAACATTTCTGCACCCTGTAATGGAAGATGTCCCATAAGAAAATCAGCTTTGGCTTTAGATATAATTCTTAAAGATTCAGCGTGTTTGTCTGGTGCAATCCATGGTGTCATCAATACATCAAGGCCATCAAAGTTTATTACCTCTGGTGTATCCTTATACAAATGTATAGGGTACTCACCACAAGTTAAAGACATGGAGTTTACATCATTAGTTGTTTTAAAATAACAATCGTGATTCCCAAGTAAGGTATGCAATTCAATACCCCTTTCATAGATAGGAGTAAAGAACATCTCCTTAGCTAATTTAAGAGTGTTAAAATTAGTATACTTCCGCCTATCAAAAGTATCGCCCAAATGAACCACCGTTGAAATTCCTTCCCGATCAAGTATTGGGAAAAAAATTCCTCGGTAGAAGCGGGCTTGGAACTCCGAGAACGCCAAATTGTCATTCTTACCTCCGAAATGTGTATCTGTTATTAATGCTATCTTCATCTAACTGGTGGGCCCACATACCCTGTTCATCCACCGAAGGAATCATTACCTTCGCCGCCATCATTCCATAGTTTTTTTGGCGGTTTGATTTTCTTCTTTTCATCTTCGTCATCATCTGAAAATGAATACTTATCCAAAATTTCTATGTATTGAGTTTGATAATCTGCTGCATCATCATGCTCTTGTACAGTAATTAAATCAGATATACTAGACCTCTTTAATATTCTATCTTTAATTTTCTGCTGTTTCTTTTCTTTCGCTATACGTCTAACAAATGCATAATAAATGATCTGTGTAAAATATGCAAAAGGGTTTTTTGATTTCTCTGGATCAAAGTTATCTATATACTGCAAACAATTCTCTATCCCATCTGAAATCATTTCTTCCTTGTATGTATAGTTAATAAAGTTGGGTCGATAAGATAGGTGATTAGCAATCTTTAGAATACACTCTCCTAAATAATTACTAATCTGCGGCTTTGCCTCATCAGCCTCTTCCGCATCTTTTAGTTGCTCCTTTCTTTCTACTATGGCAGCTAAAAATTTCTTATTATCAACATAGTGAACTTTCTTTTTCTTTTCCGTAGCCATGGGGCTCTCCTTACGGAGGACTTAATGCGTAATCGGTCCAACATAATCACTAAACAAACCAATAATAACTTCACACGCATCTTCTAAATTATCTAAACGCCATGAGGCATTATGTTTAATAAGAGGATGATCCATCAAGTACTTGTCATCAGATACAACTATCAATGGCTTTCTCAAACCAATAGCCCAACCGATTTCAATAGTAGTACCATATGATGGTCGTCTATCATTTAGTTCTTTAGGTAAATATGCTAAAACCAAATCACAAGATTCAGTATCTAACCAATTCTTTGTTGCGATTGCACGAGGATCTGACCACATCTTATCTGTAGCGCCTATATCTGTATAAGTCATTCCTTCCTTCACGGGTTCACATCTCAAAGGTGAAATGCCTACAATACCATAGGGCAACATACTGACCGCATAATCTCGCCAGCTGGTGGCTTCTTCTTCCGTACAACCTGCAATAGGTCCTGCCAAATATATATACTTCTTCATAATTAAATGCCTTCTTTCTATTTTTAAGACATCTATAGCATATCATACTTAAAGTGAGTTGTCAAGCATTAGTTCAATCCAGCTTTTGCCCAATCTATATCATTCCACCCATGTATTCAGTTATAGTTCCATCTATATCGCATATTATAGTTTTCAATATTTTTTACAAAAAAGCCTTGACATCACGGCAACAAGAGTGTATAATTAGCTGTGTTGTTCCTTTAATGAAGTTTAGATTTATCTCTTGGAAGAAGATCAGAAGATAGATCAGATTCCTTTAGAGTACCGTTAGAACCAGAAACTACCTCAGCCAATTGTTCAAGGTTATCTTGCATCTTCATCATGGCTTCATCTTCAGTAGTAGGCTCCTCAGCTTCCTCAAAGGATATCTTTCTACAGATATGTTTGTAATACAGGGTCACTTCAGGTGCTAAATCACCCAACGATAATATCTTTTCTTTAAGAATAACAAAAGATTTATCATGTGTGAAATTCATCCAGCGTTGCAGGCCTGTATGCTCAACAATATGATTTTCTGCTTCCATTATTTGATTTTTAACCACAGACATCGGATACTCTATTACTAGAGCATCTTTATATTCTTCAAGGACTTTACATAAGACGTCCTCACCGTTCATCATTTTAAGAACCTTAAATGGATACTTTGAAGTGTAAGCTGTTTCTTCCATAATACTATTTATGATTTAAGTTTTACTGGTAGGATCTCATAACCAAATTCTTGTTGAGAATAGATGTTTATTCTCTCCTCAAAATGTTTAAGAGTATAGTTTCTTCTATTATTATAACTCATATCGTCAGCAATGTCAAACAAATTACATTCTGTTTTATCTTCAGCTAAACGTAACCCTCGACCTATAGATTGCAGTACTTTAATTTGTGATTTATATGGACTCCCAAAGATAATATTATGTAATCTTTTGATGTTGATACCCATAGAGAATACACCATACGAGGCTACGATAATAGCATTTTCTTCTTTTTCTACAATGCCTCTAATCTTATCACGCTCAGTGGCTTCAGTAGCCCCATACACAAAAAATATTTTTCTATCTGGTGAATGTTCCTTTAAAGCTAAAGTAAGAGTTTGTAGTTGATTTATATACTGGGCTAAGATAAGAGTATTACCATCTCTAGATATAGCCAATTTGCAAATAAAATTATTTCTAGCTGGTGATTTAGAAAGATAATCCATTTCTTCTTGATAAGTTCGTTGCCTTCGATTTAACTTCACATGATTTAAAACTAAGCACCGTATATTTAAATTAGATAGATACTTTTGTTTTACCAGTTTTGCTGTAGTAGTGGCTTCTTTATGTTTTGCAAATAGTCCTTCTAGAACCAATTGGTGAATTTCTGACCCATCTAATGTGCCTGTAGTACCTATACGGTATTGACAGTCATGCAACTTGGTCATTATACCGGTTAAGGATTTGGCTTTGGCTAAATGACATTCATCAACAAACACTGCTCCAAATTGGTTGAAGTATCGTTTATCTAATTTGTAGATAGACTGCCAGGTAGAGATGACCACCTCTCTAGATGTGTTTTTATCTGATCCTGCATAGAGTTTGTGACAGTGTTCGTCGGGGAACCATCCATAGTCAGCAAAATCATTATACATTTGCTCAACAAGATTAGTAGTAGGAACAATAAGAAGAATTTTCTTATCATCTATTACTTTAAGGTAGTAACGAACTAAAGCGTATATTATAAAAGACTTGCCAGACCCAGTAGGGCTAAGAATAAGCCCCCGATCATTAGTAAGTATATTATGGATTGCATCTATCTGATAGTTTCTCGCTCGAAATTTTCCTTTCTCCAGCGAGCGTACAAATTTGGTGGTAATTTTCTTGTCAAATTTTTTGGGAGGGATAAGAGAGCTGTCGTATTGGATTTTATGCCCTTGCTCCGAGAGAAATCTTCTGACATACGGTAGTAGTCCAAGATAGATTTTACCAGTACCCGGGCTGAATAATCTGATTTTGCCGTCCCATAGTCTATTTCGGACTGACGGCATAAACTTAGCATTCGGAACTTCAAAGGTGAAAAATTCCGAAAGTTCTTTTGCAACTGACGGTTCACATTTGATACGGAGATATACTTCATTAAATTTTGTAAGGGTAACGTCCATCACTCACCATGTAGAAATTTCTTCCATTCAATAGTGTTGCGAATTGTCCAATTACGATTTGTGATCTCCCTTAATATTTTCTCAAGATAATTTACTACTGTCTCCAAGTAGGCCTCTTTTTGACCTAACTCCTGTAAATCTTTATCAGCATCTAGATAGATGCCTACATCAGATTTCAATATCTTCAAATCAAAAGGCTCTGCTTGATAGACAGAAGGATCAGCTTTACCTGTATAGTATTCCCACTTCACTCTATGCAAGTACTTATAGTCATCTCGCACCTTTCTTAACTGTAAAGAATACTTTGTATAATGTTTTAGATACTTATTGTGTAATTGTGGTGTAT